TAAGTTCATTTCTGTATTATAAGATGGTGTAGTATATTGTCTAGGAATATCAAAATGTTGAGTAGCAGTATATTCTGCTCCAGGCAAGATGATTTTATTTTCACCTTCGAATAATAAGATATCAGTACCACCAACAAAGACTTTAATGTTGGTACGGTTATGCGTTGCAGTAATATTACTGCCATCTGTAGTATGGCTAAATTCTGCAATATTTAACTGTTTATCAGGCATCTTACATTTACCTCCAATTAGTTTTTATCTTCAAAATTTATTATTATGTTTTGGTTATGCATTGCTATCGTACTGAGATACGTATACATGATCCATTAATTCAAAGTTATCGATTCGTTTACCTCTAACTCTAGGTTTAATTCGATCAAAGGATTCAGACATAGCATAATGGTGTAAACGTAAAGAGTTAGTATAGATGATTAACTCTTTCTTAATAAGTTTACGTAAATCGTCAGTACGTTTAAGTACTGCATAAATGTGGATTTTATCATGGACATCTGTAGTTGGATCTAATGTAGAAATACCATGATCTTTGATGCCATATTTTTCGAAGTAGTATCTTAAGATATATACTAATTCTTTCTGAGTAATATTATCTATTTCATACTTTTTAGTAATGTAGCTGCTGAATCCATCATAGAATAATTCAAAGTCTTCATTTCTTAACTTAGATAAGTATTTGATTGCATCAATTGGTTTAATATATTGGTTATAACGTCTATCGAAATTATAAACTGTAGTTAAACCAGCTAACTCAATCTTATAAGATTTAAAGAAATCAATAACTTTAGATACATACATCTTCAAGTAATCAATACCGATACCTGGGAGATAGTTAAACAGCTGTTTATAATCTTCAGACCCCATGAATACTTCAATGTATTTAACTGTATCCATAATGGAGTTAGTTATAGCTTTCTTACGTTGAAGATCTTCACCAATAGACTTCATACGAAGTATAGCATTATATAGATCTATATCTTGATATCTTAGATATTCAGTATAAGTCTTAGCAACTTGATCACCATTGACTCTAAAGAATTTATTACTAAACTTCTTGATTAGTAATGCATCATATACAGCTTTATATGCATCATAGATGCGTTTATTATCTGCATAATACATGCCTTTGACAACTACATCGTAGATCTTAGTATTCTCTTCTAAGATATTCATTAAACCCTTCATGGATATACCGGGTTTATATTTCTTAAAGTCAGCTACTTTTAATTCTTCTAATGTATAACCATATTTGCGTTCAATATCTCTACGGAGTAAATCTAAATCTGCATCGAAATTGAATCCTTGGATATACATAATAGGAACTGTCTCTGTTTGAATAGTATCTTTCTTATTATAATATAAGTAAGATAAAGAGAATAGATAGCATAAGATGGAAGATAGCTTAAATGTCTTATCAGGTCTAATATTAGGAACCGATAATCTAATACGATCTTCAAATCTTGTATCATCAAAGAATGTATTGAAGAAGTATGGAATCTTGAATGATAAGTCACTCATAGACATAACTGTATCTATAGAGATATATTTAGTTCTAGCATAGTTGAACTCTTTCTCAAGGATTTGATTCTTAATATCTAATGGATCGAATTCATTAGTCCATAGCCAATCATCTTCAGTGAATGTATCATAATCTATATATTTAGATTCGTCACGAATAAAGTTATCTGCAGACTCATTTAAAGGAATCTTAACAAACTTAAGATCATAGTCTTTGGTTGGGTCTTCGATAAAGATATTTTTACGTTTAGCATTTACATAAGAGAATGTAAATAAGATAGTATCGCCATGCTCTAGGATTTTATCTACGTTAGAGAATAAAGCTTGATCATCTACGATTTCATAATCAACGTTCTCTTCTAAGATAGTACCATCCTCACAAAGAATCTGCATTTGGTTATTATTAGACTCTAGGAAGTTATCATATGGGTATGGGATATCTACAACTCTCTTACCATTTCTAAAATCATATATATTATACTCAGTTCTAATATAGTTATTGAAATTATCATAGATGGAGTTATAGATGAAGATACATCTAACTTCACGACCTTTCTCTAAGTTAATAGAGTCGTCTAAAGTAAGCATTGTACCAGATACTGTATATCTTGATTTATCGATGATAGTACCGCCAACAGTTACAATCATACCATTACCAGATTTCTCGTAGTTATAGAATGGATAGTTGATTGTAAATACCTTTTGGTTAGCTACACGAGCTTTAAGAGAATCTTCTGTAATATGAACTGTATAGTTATTACGTGGATCTTGGAAGAAGTATACTTTAACTACATCTTTATTATCCACATAGTCTTTAGAGTTTCTAAATGATAAGATATTACCATTCATAATGAAGTTAGATCTATCTAGGATTTCACCATTAATAGTAATTAACCATTTATTTCGTTTAGAATCATATCCCTCATATGGGAAGTTAATCTTAAATGAACTCATTATACGATTGATTTCTACTTGAGCAGAAGTTAACTTGATTCTATCTCTATTCTTAGGATAGATAAAGTGAATCTTAATCTCAGTACCAGCACGTAATACTTTAGTTTGGTCTAAGATCTTAATATTATTCTTCAAGAATGTATATTCAGAAGAGTAGATTGGTTTACCATCAAGGAATACTTCAATTGGGTATTCACTTTCTTGGTATCCTTTGAATGGCACTTCGATTTCATAGTCCTGCATACCAGGGATTTGTACTGTAGTAGTAAAGAATTTCTCTTCTAATTCTACATCAAAACCTTCGGTATAGATATTATTAAATACTATACTACGGTTTCTAGTCACTTTATCTTGAGGATATACAAATGAGAAGTTCTTACCATTAAGCATATATCTATCGGATGGAAGTAATACTGAACCATATAATGCAAAGAACTCACCACCATATTGTAAGTAGTTATAATATGGCTCTGGTACATCAAAGCTACTAATAGCATTATCAGTAACAGTCTTGAAATTATACTCAGTTATCTTACTCTTAATAGGATATCTTGGAGAGTAAATAAAGATTATAGATAGTAAACGTTCTGTAGTAGTCTTAGACCAATCGGTATCTTTATTGAACGTGATCTTATTACCATTAACTGTATATCGTTTAGGGTCAATGAATGTACCACCAGTTGATAGATACATTAGACCACCCATATCAACAAAATCAGCTACAGGGTATTCGAAAGTAAAGTTCTTCTGATTATTATCAGTGATAGGATATTGTCTAACATCAGTGATAATCTTATATCCATCTAAGTTAGAGATATCATCATTGAATTCATTATTAGAGAAGAAAATGAATTCAAGTTTAGACTTCCCTCTAAGGAAGTTAGCATCTTTAAAATTAAGCTTACCATCTTTAGAGATAGTATACTTATCTTCTAGTACACGTTTCCCATCCACATTAACAAAGACTGCTCCGCCTTTATCAAGGAAGTTTTCATGTGGGAATGGAATCTTAATACCATTAGATGCAAAGTTAGTTAAAGTCTCATTAGCTACATCAACCTTTTGGTCTGTATCTAATACTTGCTTAACTTTGTAGTTAAATATGTACTCACCTGTATCTTCATCTACTTTGCGGTCACGTAATAAGTAGTATTTAAAGATACGTAAGTCATCAAAGCCAAATATAGAGCAGATGTCTACCATACATTTAGCGGTTGATTTATATTTAAGTAGCTCATGAAGTCTCCGCATCATTCTAACTTGATAGATCAATGGGATTTCATCATAATATGGCACACCATGAGACATGAATATATATCTTACACAACGTTCGTCAAACACATCAAGATTAATGATATGCTCTTGAACTTCAGATACTAAATCAATCATGGTTTGAATGATAATAAAGATAGTTAACCAAGCATCATAATATTTACTATCGAATCTGTGAGCTTCAGAGTAGATTGTATTAATAGCAAATGCTCGGTTTACATTAAATCTACGTTCAAACTTCTCTTTAACTACAGAATTATCAATAGATGGTAACCATAGTAATTGGAATTCAGTTGCTTTTCTAGCCTTATAGATATTAATATTGGATTTAATATACTTTAGATATGCATATTCATCTTCTGTATATCTAGCTAATATATTATTCCAAATACCACGTTCTTCTAATTCGCTAATTGTAGCATCATCCATCTCATGTAGAGGAATTCTATAATCGATACCAATATTCTCTATTCTTAAGTCTTCAGGAACAGTTAATCCCTCATGACCTAAGTTAGGTAAACCAGTAATCATTCTGTAATAGTTATTCTCTTCTACATAGTTAGCAATAAATACCTTTGCAGCTTCATCTCTAGCTTTTTCTCTATAGTCTTCTGGAATATAGCTAGGATCTTCTACTGCTTTCTGGAAATAATTAGATGGTACCCCAGCTCTAGCTAGGATATCCACCGTATAGTCATATAATCTCCAATCTGCAGTTCCTTCTACAGACTGAGTATATAAATCACCCATGAATTCTGTACGTGTAGTCTCATTCTTAACAGCTTCTGTCTCAGACTTTACAATACATTTCATGCCTAATTCTTTTACATAATAAATGAGTACGTCTACAAAAGGATATTCTGTAAACACTTTATCCATATTAGGATTTTGCATATTGTAAATTTCCTCCTTTCAGAGAGAATTTAGATTTTACTTTAATAGTATGTAACCCTAATAAGTGCTTATCCTTAACATATAGATATAGACAAATTTTACAAAGGAGCATAGTAAAATGAATGAATTCCCTGATTTACAATTAAAAAAAGATCCGGTGAATCCAGTACTAAAATCTCCATACGTACCTTTTGAGTTATCATTCTATCAAACTAAATATACATTAATGGATATAGATGTTTATACAAACTTCATTAAGAACGCTGTTAGTAGATTTAGAAAATCTAGAACCTATACTCACTATAAAGGGTATCTAATGAATCTTGGTATGGATCACTGTCAATTACATAGCAATATCTATGCAGATATGGCTACTATTGAAATGCATCATAATATGCTAACTATCTTTGATATTGCAGTTATATTAACAGAGCATACAATTAATACTATCGGATATATTACAACTTTCGACTTAGTTAACTTACTAAAGAAAGTTCATACTGAAAATAAAGTACAACTTGTAATGCTATCTTTGACTGCACATCAACTATACCATAATGCAAATGGTATGTATATCCATCCAGATATGTGTTTCGGTAACTGGATGGCTTTTTTAGAAGAATATAAATATGGTATAACTATTGAGCTGGCAAACAAAATAATAAATTACGTAAATTATGCTATCTCTTTAGGCGATACCGAAACTGGTGAACTCCTAAAACTCAGAGATAAAGTCCAAGATTGGAGTGTATTGAATGAATATGGAGTTAATCGTACTGGGT